GATACACCAATGTATGACATTCCTTTAGTCAATGCATCAGTAGCAGCTTTCTTTGGAGCTTCATCATCAAGTCCACCATTCTTTTTGTATAAAGAACATACACTTGATATTGGCCCATAAGCAAACCACTGTTCATTTTCTTTCCATTGTAATACTACTTCAGCAAATACATTTTTTTCTGTATATGTAAATTGGTTTTTAAATCTCCAACCTTTACCAACTGGCCCAAACATACCTGTCATACACATAACTTGATACATTGGATCAATAGTTGTTAATTCTTTACCACCAAATTTACTAAATGGTTTTGTATATTTTGGATCAGTATGTTTTAAACTATCCCAAATATAAAAGTTTTTTTCATTACCTGTTCTTGCCATCTTATATTCCTTTCTCTGTATATTGATTATTAATATGAGTCTTACTAACTACATATACATATGCAGCTTTTTGACTTAGAATTTTTACGTTTATCTTTACGTTCAATTTTATTGAGCTTGAATAACTCAGTCACTCTTGGTCTTACAGTAAATGGACTGTAATTTAATAACTCTGCAACTTCATCAGCAGTAGCACCAAAATTCCCTTTATTAACAATAACATTAAACACTTTATTCCTAATAGTTTCTACACCTTCTTTAATTGCTTCAGCAGCTTCTATAGAAGTTTCAACTTCTTTATGCCCTGGAGAGTATGGGTATGATTGTTCTGCCATCACTAAACTCCTTTTGATTAAAATTGTCAAAGCCAATATGTTCTGGTGGCTCTTTTTTAGTTTGTACAAAATGCCAAAATAAAACCTCAGCATTAAGTAATTGTTCTTGAAACTCTGCGTCAGCAGTAATTTCTAAAGCTTCCCATTTCATATTTCCGTAAAACGCAGAGAAATATAATTTAGAATAACCTGTAACCATTAAATAATGTTGTATTTGTGCTTTGTATTTGTCAGCTTGTTTTTTAGAATTTGTAAACGCATTAGTGTGCTTACATTCTAACAAAGCTTTATCGTCACCTAATATTAAACCATCAACGTGTGCATACATATGAGGATAATCTTTATGAAAGAAAGTTTCTTGTCTTCCAGTAACTTTTAATCCTGTTTGTTTTTCAAACCATGCAATGTTAAATGGTTCTGTATGTACACCCATCTGTACTGGTAATACATCAGATAAATCTACAGGTTCGGCATCGCCTGTTTTTTCTAACCATAATGTATGCCATTCACCATTGTATAATTTGGTAGCATCACTACCACCAATACCTTGTTTTCTATCAAACTCTTTTTTCATTTGTTCTTTCTTGATTAATTGTTTCTTCTGAAATTTCTTTCCAATCCCAAAAATTATTTTCTAAATGATCTTTAAGTTCATTACGCTCATCTTGTTGTACTCCGTTTACTCTAATGACTATTAATCTGTTAACCATTATATCGTTCCTCCTATCTTAAAATAATGTTTATTTTTCTTGTGTACTTCTTTTAACAATATCTCGAACCTTGAGGCCCAAAGTTGTTGCACCTTTACGTTTGATTTTTTCCCATTTTTCTTTTTTTTTATTTTCATGTTCTAACCTCAACCTTTCTATTTCATTAACAAACTTGTAGGGTAGAGTACCTTTCAAGATCATTGTTGCATTGTGATTGTAAACATCGTCATTAAATTCTATTTCTTTGTAGAATTTTAATAGCCTCATCCTAAAAGCTTGTTGCCTTATATGAGGTGCTGCATAGTCTATGTTAGACTTCTTCTTTAGTGTGAACATCGGTTTCCTTTACAGTAAATGTATTTTCTTTAGCTTTTTCTAAAAGATCATTTAGAAGTTTTTCTTTACTTTTAAATTTATCTGTTATTGATTTAGCTTTAGTAAGGTAGTGAACAGCATCTAGAAGTTCTTCTATTGTTTCAGCAATCCATTGGTCTAATGGTCTTTCATTAGCTTCCATTGTCTTACCAAACTTGTCCATACCTTGTATGTGTCGATCAAGAATTAACTTAACGACTTCATTTACTATAGGATCGTTTGTTATATCACCTGGATTAAGATCTGGGTTGATTGTCATTGTTTTGCACCTTTGGTTCTAATTGTATTGTCATATGTAGAGCATCTGCCCAACAGCAGAATAACCACCCACTTGGTTTTCGAATGCCACATTCCCATTTACTTACTAATCCTTTTGCAACTCCCAAAATTTCATCCATTTCTAATTGAGATATGTTGAGTTTTTTTCTAGCAGCTACAAATTGTGGAATTAAAGCATTGTGGAATAAAGGGCCTAAAGCTTCATTAGCCATTAATACCTCCATTATTTACTCTTTTATTAGTTAATAATGATGATTTAATAAGAACATTAGTGAACAACAATTTAGGGTAAAAGTTATCGGTAGTAAAGTATAGCTAATTACACACAATAGGGCCTGCTTTTAGCAACACACAGTTTTACAACTTATCTAGGTTGTTGCTAGGATCGCCCATGGGATTTTAATCCTGTAGATCTAAGGAAAATTTACCTAGCTATTAAAGACTTAAACATATGACTATGATGCTTTAAATTCGGTAGCAAAATCAACTATTTAAACTGTTAAGTTGATGTTTTAGTTGATTATAAATATTGTGATTTTTGTCATGTTTCCAAATACCTTTCATAGAAGATTTGGAATTAACATGAAACAATATTGTAGTATGATCTAACTGTAATTTATAACCAATCATTGGTAATGAGTTTTGTGTACTTTCTCGCATTAAATTAATTATCATAGATTTAGGAGTAATAATGTATTGCTGTCTAGATCTACTCATAATTTCTGGCATACCTATTTTAAAATAATTACAAACTAATTTACAAATTTCTTGAAAAATTTCTGGATTGTTTGCAATTTTAGATGGAACAGGGGGAACATAATTTAACAATGGATCTTTTGTTTTTTCGCTTTCTTGAACACCAGCTTCAAATCCTAATTGATATATACGTTGCTCTTTGTCTGATAACAAATCGTAAGCAACTCTAATAGCATATATAAATTTATTTTGATCTAATTTGTTTATGTGTTTTTGATATAATTGTTTTATTGTCATGTTGTACTTTCCATTTTGGGTATTTAGTATTTAATATAACTAACAATCTAGCATAAGCTGTTACACCATTTTTATCATTCATAAAAATTCCAGCTTTTACTAAATCTTTAAATAATTCATTTACTAACATTATACATTTCCTTTCCGTCTTGAAGCTTCTAATGTTCTCCAAACTTCTATTTTCATTTCAGCTGTTTTTCTTTTGTTTTTAAGTTCGAACAGTTCTAAATTAATAGTGTTAAGTTTATTAATGTGATTTAAGAAACTAGCAGATGCATAAAATTCTTCAGTAGCTTTTGATACTGATAATTCTGATCTGCTTATGTATATTCCTTTAATACTTTTAAGCATATCTTCACCATATGAAATTTCTGCTTGTAGTTTAGAATAACTTTCGTCTGTTGCTGCTAAATAAGTTACTAGTTTATCAATGTCCATTTTTTTTCTCCTGTTCTTTCCAATGTTCTTCAGCTAATTCATAAATTTTTTCATCTTCTACATCATGACCACCATGTTGTTCATCATACTTTTTTAACCAACAAGATTTACATAATTTAGATAAATCAATTTGTGCTTCTTTAAAATGTAAAGCAGATTCGTAATAACCCATAAACTCATCTTTAACTGCTGGTAATTCTTCATATGTATAATTATAAAAATTATGTACTCTAAATTCATCAGACATACATGCTCTCCCATTGTTTGCTGCTAAGCATATTCGCTACTGCTTTTTCTCTTTTTCTTGATACGTTGTAAACTGATCCTCGAGTGATTGGGTGTGTTGCCCAGTCAGTCGCTGTTTGGTAAACTGCAAAAAGTGTACTGCCGTACCTGTCATTATATTTACACCATAAATTATCCAAATGATTAAGGACAAGAATGCTGTCATGCTCAATATCCAAACCTTTTTTGTAAGGTTTAGCAGCGAGTGTTTTTCTAAATAGTTCTGTAACATCTGTAGTATTTACCTTTCGTTGTAACATTTTGAACATTTCATTACCTAGATCTTCATGATCTTGTAAGCCAGATCTAAACTCTGAAACAGAATATGCTATATCTTTTCTAGAGCTGTGTTTATTGTACACAGTAAAAGTCCAATCTGGTCGAAC